ATGGATCAAGTTCTTTAAGCTTAAGCAGTTGAGGTATCCCATACGCTGAGCTTTTAGGGTTATCTGCCCTTGGGTTCCATCTACTCTCTTTATGCCATAAAAGCTCTAGACATCGATACTGCTTAGCATCTAAGAGCTTCATATGTGCATATAGTTTGTAGTGGTTTATATCTTTTGCAGTACTTAAAGCCTTAGCTGTAGGCATATTTGTAAATAGCAATAGCCCGGCCAAAAGCACCAAACTACGCCTGCGAGCTATCCGCCTCAGCGGCTCGCCTGCGAGTATGGAGCGTAAACCCTTAGTCAAGTTACTGGCAAGTATGTGGATAACTTGAGCGTACTCCTCGCGTGTCCTCCACAGGTTATCCACAGGCTAACACGCAGTCTTTAGAGTGGTTTTTAATAGATACCTGCAAGATAGTTACAGCTACTAAAGGCCGTGCGCTATCGATCTTAAACGTTTTACCACAGTCGCAGGTATGGGTTATCTCAGTCCTCATTTAGATCCACCCCATCCGGTGCCCTTAAAGCTAATACCCGGCACTGAGTAAACCTGCCTCATAGCTACACCGCAACATATGGGCGCTACGTTTTCCCCTATTGGCTGTATCGACTCGTACCGGATATTACAGCTTATGCACTCATACTCATACGTTGGCATCTTTAGGCTCCTCGATCATACAAACGCCCATAACCCCACACTTAGTACACTGCAGGGTCTTTACATATGGCGGTAGGTTATCGGTAATAATGCGCTCGATCTGATCCGTAACCTTTTTACAGGATCGGCACTCGTGTTTATATATAGTCATTTACGGCAGTCCGCACATAGCCACATTACGACCTCTTGGCCTACGTCTTTGATATTAAGACCGCCTAAGCCGTTACTCCACTTAAAGCAGCCGTCGCACTGCACCGCTACGGTAACCGTAATCTCACCGTCTCGGCCTATTGTCTTAGCAAAACCATCTTTAATAAACGTCATTTCTCCCATTAGAGTACAACCGCCTTATCTATATGTAGGAGCGCTACCTTTTTATCGATCTCCGAGCCCTCGTAAAAGGTGCTCGACGGTAAGCGCTTAGTAGTCCAAGTAACCGTAATTTTGCGTAGGTTAAACGCGTATATACCTTTCGGTGTTGAGTTGATATAAAACGGAGTAAAACCCAAGTCCTGAGCTCTATCCATTAGCGCCTCGTATTTATCCTTTTCGAGTATCAGCTCGTCGTAATGAGTTTTACGGCATTTAAGCTCAAGAGTGAGCCGATAGCCGTTACTCGTTGCATCTATGTACTCGTACTCGTGCTCGGTCTTTTGTAAGTCCTCTAAGTACGTGCTCTTTATATAGTCAAAGAGAGACTGCTCGGTTAAACCTGAGGTTTCCATTTGCCATCACTCGCTAATACGTGCCATAGAGGGGAGCACTGCTTCTCGCGTGTTTTCTCCGTGCACTTGTACGCGGCCCAAGCTTTCCCAGTTTTAGAGCTTGTACCCTCGGCCCATATCATCGTGCCGTGTGGGCATCGAGGAGGCTCAGCCGGTAGCTCACCACCTAGCCCTGCTTGGATCGTTGCCATAGCTGTAGCTATCGTAGGTATGCCCTCTTTAGCTGCATTAACGGCCCAAGGATCAGCCTCCGGGTTAGCATATGAGGCCTCTACCTTTTGCATATCCTGAGCTGTAGGCCTACCGCCATCGCTAGGAGTTAGAAGGCCAATAACTCTACCGTAGGCGCTCGTGAGACAGTCCTCTATAAACCATTTTTTCATATTTTGCGGCAGTGTCGCTACGTTGCCAAAAGCGTAATCGACTGCACTCGGTACCGTGTCCTCGTACTCTCGGTAAGCCTCAGCTCTTACAAGGATCGTACCCTTGTCTAGATTTATATCCTCGATTACGGCGATTAATCTGCCGGTCGGGAACTCTGTACGGAAACGCTTAATACGGCTGTTTACGTCCTCGTAGTTATCTAAAAATCCCATTATCGCACCAGACCTTTATCTTGTAGAGCTTGATAAATAGCTCGTCCTCGAATAAAGCCCTCGCCGTGACCTTGTCGGTACCCCAGTGTATAAGCAGCTTTGATAAACGCCGCCATTATCCCGGTTACGCTAAACACTATTAGAAAGTCTGCACTGTTCATATATCGCCCTTTGTTAAGGCCGATTAGGCTACTACCCGAGTAGCCCTCTCGGCGTGTGTAGTATCAGTATGAGGGCATCGTCCGACAAAAGGCAACTATCTATAAAGGCGTGTCGCTTTTTGTATGCTCTTTAGGCTTAGATTTAAGGCCATTACCGGCGAGTACGCCGCCTAAAGCTCCGGTTAAGAATATCGCTAGAGTCTGTAGCAGCTGTATAAAATCTCGATCGTTAGGCGCTTGAGCTCCTACAGGCTGAGTTACAAAGACAAGCGCATAAACCGCACCGCCTGTAATTACAAAAAAGGTAAGGGCAAGTACCGCACCGATAAGAAAGATTAAGCGAGCGTGTATATCCTCGGGAGTTAGTCTTTTCTTTTCCCTAGTCATTTGGCGTAATAAGATCCTCAGTGCAGGTGCCGGTAACCGTGCACTGCGGCTTAACGCACTCAGGCTTACCCCAGTTTTTGTATTCTTGGCACTCATACCTAACCCATCCTTGATAACCGCACCCCGATAGGAGCAAAATCCCCAGTAATGCCCCTATCAGGGCCCGGATCATTTAGAGCCTAAGCCGTATTGCTTCTCGCTTGGCTGCACAGCTTTAAGTAGTGGGCCTACTAAGCCTGCGATAAACGCATTAGCTAATACTTTAGGATCTGATATACCGGACATATACAGCGCGGCCGCACTTGCAATAGCTGCACGTGCGTAGGATTTGCCGGCTGCAATTAGCTGTTCTTTCATTTTGTTACTCCTCAGTGCCCTTAAGGATTTAGATAATTATAAGCCTAAACTCTTTATTAAGGCTTGAGCCTTGCCGGGTTTTACCTCTACCTCAAAGTGCATATCATCGGGTCTAGACTTAAAATCGCCGCCCCACTTTAGGCCGTATTTTTTAGCTAGTGCTCGGATCATCGGTACCTTTTCAGCCGGAAACGTGCCGGCCTTACCGAGTGGATGCTTTGTAGCGTTTAGATCGATAGCTGTACCGGATGAGTGGCAAGATAATTTATCGGTAGTGCCTCGCACCATCCTAAAAGCGTAGCCCCAGTCATCAAAGGTACCCTCATCGATCGGCTCGATTAGCTCGTGAAACTCTGCAGCAAAAGCGGCCAAGAGTGGGCCCACACTCTCGGCACACTTAAGCTTACGATCCGTACCCTTTACAGGGTAGGACTTTATTTTTATCTCGTCCGGATCTTTAGAGGCCAAATAGCCGTTATAGCTTGTAAGCATTAGCCCAGGAGTAGCGCTGCTTCATCGGTTGTAATGCCTAGGCGATCAAGGAGAGCAGCTTTAGCCGTTGCTTTTGCTTCGGCTTGAGTAGTTCTAGCGGCAACTTGGTCTTGATCTAGCTTAAACTGAGCCAATTCGTCTTTAGTCATTTCGACTTCAGTAATTTCGCCAGTTTCTACATTGTGATTTAGTCTTTTCATTAGTTGCCTCCGTAAAGAATATAAGTTCCACCGTCAAAATTACCAGTAGTTAAAAGTAAATCAAGTCTAGTAATTGCCGCGGGCGTTGGATTATTCCACATAAAATTTCCGGCTTCTAAAGCATAATTAGTGTCTGAACTTTCCACAAAGCCATTGATGTAACGACCGAGTTTATTGGCTGTCGTATTTGTATAATCATAAATATCAATAACAGCGGTGTTTCGATAATCTGTCGCTGAAACATTTTGAGTGTAATTTAAAAGCACCCAACTATTTAAACCTGCGTAATCTGTAACGCTAGTGGTAACCTGATAACTTCCAAATTGATTATATCTATTAGCTGTTGAGTCGTTATTGCAGCGAATAGCCAATGCCGACGATGCTGTCGTAGAATAATCACGGAGGACCAGTCTCAAATTTTTATATGAACCGCTAATCGAACTTAAAGTCAATGGCGCTGTTCCTAATGAACCACTAGCAATAGATGTCCAACCACCGCCGCCTGATGCTGTAGCCCACTCTGGTGCTGTTGCACCGCTATTTACTGTTAATACTTGCCCGGCTGTACCAATTCCGAGGCGTGAAAACGTACCTGAACCAGTGCCGTAAATTGTATCTCCGGCTGTAGTTATAGCTGTAGCCATTGAGTTAGTAACTGTTACGGTGCCGCTAGTGCCACCGCCTGAAATACCTGTACCGGCTGTAACTCCGGTTATATCTCCGGCTGCATCGGTAACCCAAGTAAAATCCATATCGGTATTAGAGTTTTTGCTAAGTACTTGCCCTGTAGTGCCACCTTTAAGATCGACTAGAGAGGCATCGATAGAGTCTCCTAAAGCCTCGATAGCTGTAGCCCCATCTTTTACGAGGTCAGTTGAGGTAGGTACGGGCCAGTTAAAGTTAGGCGTTACTGTTGCCATTAGGTTAAACCTCCAAAAGCGTTTTGCCAGATAAGAGTAGCATTTACCCCAGTCCATACAAGGGATCCCGGGGTAACTGTTGCCCACTGTGGCGCGACCAGTGAGAAATCTGTAGGGCTGAGAGTAAGGGTTAGGTCTACATAACCCGGAGTGGCCTTAATGGCGAACCCCTCGACAAAGCCATTAAAAGAGCCATTAAACATATTAATAGGTAGGTTATTAATTACTACAGGCTGACCAAAAAATACGTTAATAAGCTTGTCTCGCTCAACATCGGGCAGCTCTGAGTTATCAAGTCTAAAGGTAATGCTCTGTAACTGCTCTCTAGGTATAGCTCTAAGGCCTAGCTCTCGAGTCATAAGAGTATTTACATCGGCTAGGTTATGTAGGTTAGTAGTAACGCTTACTTGATAACGGCCATAGTTAGCTACAGAGTCGGCATTTAAGGCCGTAGCCTGACTAGCGTAGTTATTACCGTAGTTAAATACTAAAGAGTTACGGATCTTGCCTACCTGCAAGATCGATTTAACCGTAGAGGGTACGGCGTAGTTAGCCGATAAAGTCGTATAGCCGTAAGTGGATAGGTACTGCGTACGGTGATCTGTATCGGCGTAGCATACTCGCCCGGCTTTGTCCTCGTAAATCTGGCCTTGGGCGCTTTGTGCTATTTGAGCGCAGAGGTTATAGCTGCTAGTAGGTTCAGCTGCTCGAGAGATCATCTCGTAAAGGCCCGGCTGATCGATCTCGCCTAGTCCTACGTTTTCAGCATTAGCCCAAGTAGTCGTAGGGTCGTAGTCAAACCACTGTAATGCCGGTGCTACCTCAAACCACGAGTTAATAAGCAGCTCGTTAAGTACATCGTAGATTTGGTTGCCGTCCTCAGTCTTAGCCAAGGCATCGGGAAAAAGGGCCTTTGTAAGCTTAGATAGAGATCCGACGGCCAATATATTACCGATCGTTATAAACCCGGTTTCCTCAGGCGAGCGCACCGAGATACCAAAATCGGATACCGCGCCGCCAAAAACAGGTACATAAGTACCAGCGCTATTCTTTAGCTCAAGAGTAAGGGCATCGGTTACGTCAATATCAAAAGCGGAGTTATCGAGGTTTACGATCTCCATACGAGCGTAGCCTGCGTTGCATTGTAAATCTACATCGTCTCGTCCAGTGGCCATATTTACCGCTAAGACGTTATCGTAAACTGTAGTGCCTACCGTGATCCTCCACTCCGGCAGCCAATTACTCATAGTACCTACCTGAGCCTCGGTTTACTGAGGTACCTCGATAGGTAGACTGATTAAGTACATCCTCTACAGCTCTAGCTATAGCCTCAGGATCACCGATACCGGCATTAATAGTTACGTTTGTGCCGGAGTCCATATATTTATACATAGGGTCATATGTAAAATTACTTGGAGTCGGCGTAAGTTTAGGCATCTCTGTAAGAGTTGGAGCAAAAGGCCCCATACTAGGATCAGGGCCTCCTGGTTTAGCCCACTCAGGCGGTACAAAATTAGGTATAAACTCTTTAACGGATCCACTAGGGGCATTACCATTTAATAATCCTAAGTACTCTTTTAAGGCTTTTAGTCGAGCACTATCGGCTAAAGCTTGTGCGCTAGATACT